CCAACGGTGACTTATATCTAAAGACAGCGGGAACGTGGTCCGTTGTAATGAATATCACGGGGCCTTCTGGAACGTCCATCAAGGTGGACATGGCCGGTGCGCTCGTTACTGGCACGCTCGTTGAAACAAAGCTCGCTTCTATTGCATTTGCAGCTGGTGACGTTCTTGCACTTGACACCGATGAAATCATCGCTTGGATGGGCAAGCTGCTAAGCAATGGCGCCGCGACCATACGCATGTACCTGAATGATACGAACGATTTGACCACGGCCACGCAGATAGCGACGTATAGCGTAACCGCCACACTGCGCACGCTGCCATTCCGTCGTACGATGCAAAACATTACAAACGCTTCGCAGCGCATATTTGGCGTTGCGTCAAGCGCAATAAACGACTTAGATACCACTACCGTTAACCGTTCTAGCTTGACGTTCAACAGAAATACCACGCATTACCTTATTGTAAGCGCACAGCTGGCCAATGCGTTGGACACCGTATTTATTGATAGTTTTACTTGTGAAACAAAAAGACCATGATTACAGTAGAATGGAAAGACAATCTTGACGAGCTGTACCCCAGCAAACCGCTGGCACGCCTCAACGACACGGAAGCATTGGTATTTGATACCAAAGAAGAATACTACAAGTACATAGACGATAATTATCCATCGGTAGAAACCGAAGAACCAACACCTGAACCATGAAAAACTTACTGATTGTTCTCTTTTTGGCCCTCTGCGTTTGCGGCTGCACCAATGAGCGCAAAGTCGCCCGCTGGATAAAGAACCACGGCGGCCTCAAAAGCGACACAGTGCGCGTGACATCTGTTCGCCTAGACACCTTGTACGTGCCAGTGCCCGGCGATACAGTGCGCATGACAAGCGTGCTTCGCGATATGGACACCATTATCGTAAACGGCCGCGCCGAGGTGCGTGTGGTGGTGCGTACCGATACCATCACCAAAATCAGGTACATTACCGTGAACGGCATTTGCAAGCCCGACACCATTAGGTTGATCGAGCGCGACACATTCGTGTCAAATGTAATTACCAACATTGAGGTAAAAGAAACCAAGCCCTTTTTGAAGCGCCTGAGCGGTTACGCATGGACGGCGTTCTGGTGGCTGCTAATACTTGCGGTTATCTACGCAGGCATACGCTTGTGGAAGTATTACAAAAGATAAACCTATAAGTTGATTTTGTGTAATAATTTCGAGCCAGTCCCGACCTTACTGCCGGATGTTTGCAGCCCTTCATCATTGAATAACCGAAAGCGCCGCAGTAACTTGCTCCTAATGGATTACCTACGTTGCGGTTCCATTTGTCAATTTCGGGCGAACGGTTCGGCTTCTTTTCCCTTACGTATGTGTACTTCCGGGCTGAGTCTATGTGTTTTGTGTTATTTGAAGGCGGCAATGATTGAACAGCCGACAACAATGGCATAAGCCAGAACAAGAACAGCAGCAGATATATTGCCCTTCTGTATTTCTTCGAAAGTATTAAATCCATGCAGCACCCATTTATCAAAAGCGTAAAACAAAAATCCGGCTATCGCCACCAATAACACAGCATTCCCATAGGAGCTGTATGCTTCCGCGTTCATTCCTACCAGTAAGAATACGGCAACTGCAATAATTGCAATTATCAGCTTCGGTATGAATGTTTTTATTTTTTCCCACATATTAATATTTCCGTTTAGTTAATTAAATACTTTTTTTTCCACTTTGTCCATGCGCTTCTGCAAGTCTCCGAGACGTTCTGTCAGCAGGGCTGTCATCAGTTCTACATTGGCGCCTATTTTTGCTATCGGTGCCACGTCTTCCTTCAGTCCCTTTATTTCTTCGAGGTGTGTTTCCACCCGTAACCCTAATGTTTGTACGATGTTGTCAATATGCTGCTCACGTAACCGGCACCGCCCGTCATATTCATCGAATCGGGATTCATAGACAACGTGCCTGTGGTTCTTGAGGTCTTTTTTCATTTCGCCGAGCGTGTCAATTATGGTATTAATCTTTTCATCACGGCTGCCTTCCTGCACAGCAAATTTGCGCTTAGCCGCCCAGATGGAATAAAGCCCTACGATAATTGTTGCTGCGCCTACGAATATGGCGACAATTAGTATCCACATCTGGATTACATCGGCTATCAGCATATAACTCACTTCTTTGGGTTGCAAAATGTGGGGGAGCGGTGCGGCTCCCCCCGTTAGTTGATTAAGTTGTTGGGACTTTGTCTGCGCCGCCAAGAACTACTACGGTTGTAATAGCTGCGGTGTCGGTGCCGGTATTAGTCAGGTTCGGCTGAATGCCAAATTTGACATATCTCTTGTAAGCGGACAGGTCAACGTTGACCTTATACACTCCGGTTACTGCTGCGTCTGCAACTCCCGTGACGGCTGCGGTGGCTGCCTGAACGGCTACTCCGGTGTCATAAGAACCGTCAACGGTGTCGCATGATGTGATGTTCACTGCGATGGTCAGCGCCTTGTCTGTTACCAGGGCTGCTGAGTACGAGACGAGCAGGGCTGCCGAATCAAACCCAAGTCTGTCGATGCCAGTTGTGGTTGTTACCAGCACATCGTCATAGGTTGTTCCGGCTGTGAATGATGCTACCGAGCCGTGATATGCGCCCTTGATGTAGCTGCCGATTTCTTTAATTGTGGGAATCATAATTGTTTTTTCCTTTCTTAATAAACCCATGAGGTGCCGGTGATTGATGCTGCTGCAAGTCCTTTTTTCAGAATGAAGTCTACTTCGATCAATGCCGTGAAGACTGACATATCTGTGGATGAGCCCGATTGTGTGTTTCCGCTGCTGTCAAGATAGGTGCCATATGGTGTGAATCTGAGTTCGAGCGGTCTACCCTGTCCGATGAGACAGTATTCCAAATCAACCAGGTAAACGGGTGCAGCTGCTGCGGTTCCGCTTAACTGAGTTGTGGTGTAGACAGGATAGCCGAACAGTTTGCCTGTTGTCAGAAGTTCGTTTGCCCAAATGGTGCCGAGTCCGGTGGTTGTTTCCTGACCAAGAATGAAATTCTTGACCGAGGGGTGCATGATCCAAACGCGGTTCATTTCAATAACGTTCGCTTTGTCAAGTCTGTTTTTACATGCGATGAGGTCAGCTTTGATCTGTGCCAGGGTTGTACCTGTTGTTGCAACTGCCTGAGTGCTGGTCATCCATGATTTGATGCCTTTCGGAGCATAGGATGTGCCTGTGCCTTCCAGATATGCAGCGTCTTCGGCTATCGCTACGGATAGTACGATGCTGTTTTGGATTTGTGCTTCGGTGTTTGCCATGCCGTACTTAATCAGGTCATTGCTGATTGCAAGTTCTTTGCCGAGCTTTTTGGCTGTCATTCTGAGCTGACTGGTTGTCGGATCGGATTTTGTTTTTGCTTTGGTTTCGCCGTGCCAGTATGCGTCCCCGATGGTATCGAAGCCGCTGACTGTAAGATTGCCGTTGGGCATGTCAATTACGGGACAGCCGGCTTTGCGCATTACGGTGTTTGCCGTTAGTGCGGGTATAATTTCCTGTGAAAACATGGGCATTACGAGTGCGCCGCCCGATGCCAGCACGGATGCGCTGAGGTCTTTGCGTAACACTTGAGGCACGTACATGTTGATATCTTTGCCCATCAGATTGAATGCGTCTTCGACTGTGTCGAGCTTGTCCGCAAACTTGCGGTTCATGTTCAAGCTCGCCATGCCGATAGCTTTCATAATGGTGCCTAACTGATTCTTAGGCGAACCCATTTCGACATGAGGGCTTTGTATTGCGGCAGGGACTGCCGTTGCTGCGATTTCTTTCCTGATGGTCTCGGTGACGCTGGCTTTGAACCCTTCAAGTTCCTGCTCAACGACTTCTCTGACTACGGTTGCTTCATCTGGAGTCATAATCGTCCCTTTCTTTGTTTTTAGATAATAAAAATGATTTTAATTCTTCGAGTGATAGTTCGACAAATTCAACACCTTCCGGCTCATCGGGTTCCGGTTCGTCTTCCTGCGTTTCAGCCGGGAGTGAGTCGTCAGGTTCACCCACATTGTCTTTTGTGAGTGCATCTATAATCTTGTCGAGCTTTGCGTTAATTGCCTTGACTGCTGCGAATCCTTCGGTTTCCTCTTCGGGTTCTTCGGGTTCGTCGTCCTCCGGCTCTTCCGGCATACCGATTAGTTTGCTGAGCTTTCCGGCAATTGTTTTCATTGTGTCTGCGTGCATTCTTCCGGCTGCCTTGAGTGTGTCGCCGTGTGCCTTCTGGTGATCGCCGCAGAGTTTGAGGCATTCCATAAGGATTTCCTTGTTGGCTGCCGAGATGGTTGCGCCCGCCTTGTCTATGCTTTTAATCCTGACGGCATTCGGATTGCTCGGCAGGGTTACTATGCTGGCTTCGTACAGTTCACATTTTTCATAGATGTGATAGCAGTCCCGATAGCGTAACACTGCCAATGCCTCAGCTTCGGGTGTGCCCGGTTCGGGATAGTATTTAATCGGCGCTGCTGTCGGCATAAATCCGATACTGACTGCCTTCAGGAATCCTTTTTTTACCTTGTCGATGGCTACAAGTTCTTCATCGTCAAGAGTGGTTTCGTCAAACACGGCATCGGCGAGCAGTTTGGTGCCCTCTACCCTGAGGTTCTCCCAGCGTCCTATGGGTGTTCGATATGCATTGTGCTGCAAGAGCATGACGGGGTTCTTCATAAAGTTCGCCGTGTCGATGCCGGCAACCAGTACTTTTTCGAAGTCCCTGTCGTAAACGGAGTCATCGTATAATATAAAGGTCATAACACCATCAGGGGTGCCCTCGAGCTTTTCAATTATACTTTGTTTGAACATTGTCTCCATGATTTATCCTTAAATTTGTGTTGTCTTTTTCATTCCTCAACCTGCTCAAATACTATTTCGTTATCCTGCTCAGGGAGTGGTTCGCTGTGCTTATTACCTTCAATAATTATTTCGTCCGGTATGCCTTCAGGGAAAGCGGAACAAATAAGACCTTCTGTGTTTGTTCTGTTGTAATGGATGCAATCCATGCAAATTGGTGGTCTTGATGTCATTTTAGCGTCCCTTTTATTAATTTTTTTATACTGTCCGGCACATATTTGAGTTCCTTTTTGTTCCTAAAGTAAGAAGTGAATGCTTCAGCAAATGTCTCGCGACAATAAACTCCAGGTTCTCTGCTCGCATTTATATCGGTGTTCCCATAAGCACTTATTTTTAATATGTTCCGTTTCTCTTCAAGCGGAAGGGCTTTTATCGCCTTAGCATAAGACCATCCTGCTTTTGCATCCAGATAATGACCTATTTCGTGAGTGAAAATATCCTCAAAATTTTCTGCTACCATCCAAGGTGTTTCTGTTCTATTTTTTGTCCGCCACTCATTATTGTCGCTACTTAATCTGTTTTCTAAATTGTTGTAAATTTTATTAAAACTCATTCGATTGGCTTTTTTGTCATACGAGGCATAAGAGCGATCACTTGACCGGTTCATAAAATCAATTTTAAAATTTAATTCTTCTTTAAATTTTGATTGATTTTCATATAAGAATTTATTGACTTTATTTGCTAAATCAATATTTACTCTGGGTAAATATTCAATTTTTACAGTTAAGTTCTCATCAGCAAACTTTTGCGCTTCTCTTATACTTTTCGCCGGCTTAAATTCCTGAACCGGTTTTACATTCTGTACGGGTTTCTTTGGTCCTGTGCTTTTTTGTGCGAACATGTAGCATCTGCATCGTGCACGCATAGCTGTTGAGAATGACATTGCGCAGGGGAATGCGCCTTTGCTTCCGTCTGATGCGGTGAACACATCGTCAGCCGCTTTTTGTCCGTCCATGCTTCGGTGTGCCGGTCTTACCCTGCCGTCACGTCTGGAGAGCCATACCTTTTCGAGTCCTACCCGCTTAATGACCACATCCATTCCGACATTGCTTGTGAAGCCGGAAACCATGACAGCTGTCATTTTTGACTTTGCTTTGATGTATCCAACGTTGGCACCCCTGCCGTCAAAGCTGCCTTTGATTTCGTCTTTCAGCAATTCGTTGAGTTCCGCTTCCGTTGCGTTCGGGTTGTCCTGCCTGACTTTGTTCAGCTTGTCTTTCATTTCGTCAACTATTGTCTGGAGTGACATTTGCGGGTCTTCGAGTGCTGTCTTTAGCGCTGATGCATATTCCTTTTCGAAGTCTGAGAGCTGGGATACCGGATCGTAATCGTCAATGGCTCGCTGCATTGACTGCCTGAGTGAGTCCTTTGCTGCCGGTTTGAGTTTCTCGCTCAGGTATTCCGTCCATTTGTCAATATCAATATTAATATCACCGATTCTTTTCGTGCGTGACTTAGTGACTCTGACTGCATTCAGGTACTCATCTCTGAGCGCTGAGTAAAATTCCTTTGCCTTGGCTTCAATTATCTTTTCGTGTCTGCTGCGTTGTTTGTCCAGCACTTTCCACAGAATCATTTTGGACATCTCATCGGGCTGCTTCTCGTGGTGATACAATGAAGAAGTAACATAAGGTACAGTGCTGTTTTGTGTTTTACTATTGTTGTCTTTCGTAGGAGTTTCCGAGGGCAGCCCGACAGATGCCGTTATTGCGTTTAGTGACTGGAATGAGCCCGGGATAAGCGGCACGTCTCCGCCGTCCACTTCCTCATATCCTGATTCGATGCGTATATCGTTAATTGTTTTTATGCCATAGCTAAGTTCAAAGGTTTGCCTTTTGATTATGTCATCGGGGTTGTCCCAGATGAACGATTCGTGCTTGACTGAGCAGGCGGGATCGTAGCGCTGAATGAATTTATTGAATGCTGATTCGAACCATGTAACCCAGTATTCTACTGTGCCCGTCCTGAAGTTCGCTTCGTTCGTTTCGGCTGTTGCCCTGTTCTGCTGGCTCTCGGTGTCGAGTATGCCAAAGGGTATGCCGAAGGACCGTGCTATAATTTTTTGATTCTCTTTGTTGTCTGTCGTGAGGTTGCTGCCTGATGCGCTTCCACTCATACCGACATCAAGCGCTTCGAATGACCTGTCGTTCTCTAATACACCAACCACCTGATAGTTCGCAGGCATGGTCTCGTTGAGTCGTGCCTGAAAGTTCTGCCACTGGTCTTCGGTCATTTCGTTTTTATCCTTGATGAAGATGGGTCTTACACCTTCACGTTCGTAATACTTCTGTTCGAAGAGTTTGCGTTCCTTTTCGCTGAGGACTGCCTGCTTGGCTGCGTTGAGCTGGTAGGGTGTGCCGGTGAGGAAGTTCTCTGAGTATGTTGCTGAGGGCGAAATGGTCTTCAGATGCAGGATTTCTTCGGTGTTCAATACTTTCATGCCGCTGTCTGAATAATAGACATAGTGGTCTATCATTCTGGCATTTGTCGTTGAGGGTATTATGTTGACTGCTGTTGCCGGCAATACCCAGCATTGTATCGGGTATTTGTTGCGGGTGTCGTATGAGGGGACATACAGATATGCGTTACCGTAGGACAGCAGCCATTTGAATAATAGTTCTTTTATTTCAATCCATGTGAGATTGTAGTCTCTGTGGGTGGGGTTCGTGAGGAATCCGTTGAGCCAGAATGCAGGGTCTTCGTTGATTTCGCCTTTGACGTACACGCTGTTGGGTATCTTTGCAACCTGCTTGGCTACGATATCGATGCAGATGCCTGACCAGTTAGCGAATATGTCAGCGCTGCTGAGTGTGCTCTTTGCAAGTCCCCAGCTAAGCTGACGCATGAAAGAGGGGAAGTACCCTGATAGGATCGCCCTCGTCTGCTGCTCTGCCTTTTGAGCTATGTAGTTTGTTAATAACGGTATTTTCAATATATCTTTGCCTGAAAATAATAATCCCCCCAATGCAAAGATAAATTGGAAATTGTTAAATTACAACAATGTTGTTATATTGTTTTTGATTTGTTGAAAACTTGTTGTGTTTTGCTACATCCTTTGGAACTTCCTGATGCCGACTCCTGATGAATGCGATTCGGCAAATGCATTGACAACCGCATCAATCTGATCGTCGTGCGTCTTGCCGTCTCCGGTGAATGTGTCGAACTCATATATCAGGTCACGTGTCCAGTGCCTATTGAGTACAAACACTTCGCCACGGTTCCACTTCATTGCAAGCGGCAGCGAGCGGGTGAGTTTGTCGGCAACAGGCAGGATGGCTTTGATGTTGGTGCCGGGCAGTTCTTTCTGGATTACCTGATAAATTCCTTTTTGCGGTCCGTTGGCTTCAATGCCGAGTTTGTTGTTTGGGTAGTCTGTGAGGAATGCCTTGATCCGTGTTATTGTCTCTGCCATCTCGCTGCGCCAGCGTTCGATGTTGACTATGTAGATGTTGTTGCCTGACTTTGCTATTGTTGCCAGTACGGAATGGTCAGCCCTGGTTGCCTTACTGTATGCAAGATCGCAGCCGATGAAGTATTGTGCGCCTTCGGGTACCTCGTCAACTATCTGGGCTTTCTTGAATACCATGCCTGCCGTGATGTCAACAAACTGCGCCATGATTTCCTGCCGGAATACCATGTCGGGCATTTCATCGCGGAATGTGTCAATGATTTTTTTTGAGATGAAGGGTGTGTCGTAGCTGGTGAAGGTTCTGCCGAAGTAGCCGGGCTTGCCTTCGAGTACCCGCTTCCATAAGGTATAGAATTTGTGCTCCTCACCGCCCTTCAGATACTTGCCTTTGGGTACACCCGCCGCTATGAGCTTTGCGTTTGGATTGTCCATAAGCATAGGCAGCACGGCATTGTCGTACAGGTACGGATCAGACAGTATAATGCCCGCCTCATTAAGCAATATTATATCGTAACCGAATCCTTCCCAGTTCTCCGGCTGGTCAGCTGAGCGGAAGTCACAGACACTGTCACGGATTTTCAGCACCTTCTCGCTGATGTTGTAATCCCATAAATCTGTGGTACCTGCTTGAGCGCGGGTGTGAAATAGCGTTCAAAGTATTTCCTTATGTTGCTGTTGACTGTGTCACCCCATAGCAGCATGGTGCCGTTGTTCGATGCCATATAGTCAACAAAGAAGTTTGCGCCGCCACGTGTGAAGCCTAAGCGCCGCCCTTTTGGGAATATATTGAATTTGCCGCTACTCTTGAAGAATATCAATTCCTGAGCCTGGCTGTATGTCAGATTCAAATTCAGGTCCATTGCTGATTACCGTCCTATTGATTATTACATTGGCAACTGAACTGCTGCCGTCATTTATTATCGTCTGTGTGGCTTTGCCTTCCTGCCGATCGAGAATCTGTTCAATTGCCTTCATGTCGCCGTCAAGTGCTTTCTCGAGCAGGATGGTTGCAATTACCTGATTGATTGTCTTTTTGTCGCCTGCTGAGATTTTGCCCTGCTTTCGGACTTGTTTACCATCCTTGTTGGTAATCAGCAGGTCATAGCTGATTTGCTTCTTGTCTCCATATTCTTTGAGCAGCGCTGAGATTGCCTGACGGGGTTTCCCATTGCGGTTGATGTGCTCAGGATGGTCCCTAAACCCTTTGCTCATCTCTAAACCCTGTTTCTGTTTTTCTGTTAGTGGTTTCCTCATATAATTCCGTTGTTTAGCCGTTGTTCAATATTAGCCAGTTTTTTTTTAATAATTTTGAATTTTGAATTTTGAATTTTGAATGTTTATTGCTGGCTAATATTGCTATTATTTATTCAAAATATACACTTCCATTGTAAACATGCAGATTATTTAGATCGCCATCATAGATAGCAATCCACTTCTATTTCTTGCCGAGTTCCATCAGGTCTTCAAGTGTGCTGATCTCAACTTCAAAGCAACCATCTCCGGTGTAATCGTTTTCATTATTGACTATGATTTTCATATTTTTACCTTAGCTCTTACTCTTACGATTATCGTATTGCCTTCAGAATCCTGGCAAGTTGTAAAATCAATCCGATTAACCCTGCATTGTGTCTCCTCTGTAAATTCATCAATTAAGGTTAATATATCTCTTTCCATTTGCCCTTTTTTCTTTTTAATTAAACCAATTGTCATAATTGGTTCCATTGTTGGGATTTCGGGGGGTGGTGTGATTTTAGATATTGTTTCTTCGTTGTTCATTTCATTTTTCCTTTTTCTTTAATTAAAAATTCATTTACTGTGTCTTCAATGAGTTGTTTGAGTTCTGCCTCCCTGTTCTTCAGAATCCTTTCGTTTTCGATACTGATAGGGATGTATCCGATAATGTCGAAGCGATAGGTCATTGAGTTGATTGCACGGCTGAGCTGTGTGCCCATAACCATAAATTCATGTCTGGCTGCTGTCATTATTTCTCCAATTTTGAATTTTGAATTTTGAATTTCATTGTTTTTGGCTAATATTAGCCATGTTTGATTCTTTTATAAGTGCATCCATCAGATATTCTAAAACCAGAGACGTGTCTGACACTATCCCTTTTGCGTCTGCGGGGACATCGTCCATTGTCATCACGACATTAACGTCACCATATCGAATGTACGATTTAATTAGTTTACTGATAAGTTTTGTTATTTTTACGTCTTTCATTATTTTTTATCCTTATATTCATTTTTATAAAATCCGCCGCCGATAAGCCGGAAGTTTGCGCCACGGAACACATGCCGGGCTTTGCCGCCGCAACTGCAGGGCTGCTCATCCGTGTACTTGCCCAGCACTTCAAACTCCTGACCGCACTCAGTGCATCTGTAATTGTATAGTGGCATGTTAGTTCCTGCTAATTTTGAATTTTGAATTTTGAATTTTGAATTTCATTTGAACTCCGTTTGTAATTGAATTGTTTTATTTATTTCTCTGCTTGCCGGTGTAAATAATGTTTGCTGGCTCTTATGCAGTTCAAACCGCTTTTCCTGAGCCTCCCAGTAATCCTTATCAATTTCGTAACCCGTAAAATCAAATCCCAAATCGTAACAGGCTATCCGTGAACTGCCCGACCCGACATGAGTGTCTAATATTTTATCGCCCGGCTTTGCATAGTTTTGTAATAACCATTTGTAAAGTGCTACGGGCTTTTGGGTGGGGTGGATACGAATTTGTTCTTTGCCGATTAAACCGTTGTATTCTCTTGTATGTTTTTTTACTGAATTTCTTTTGAAAGATGTATATATTAATTCTCCGTCCCCGAAAGTTGGCATCGTGTTCTTTTTGTCCCAAAATATCCAATGGTTAGCTTGTGGGAGCAAATCTGTAAAGAAATTACCACCAAATATTAATTGATTTGTGCTGATACGTTGCAATTCTGTAAAATAAGATAATTTAGGTCGCATACTATCCCAGTCCCCTTTATATTTTTTTCTTGCTATTGGTTTTCCAAAGCCTCCAAAGCCTCCAAA